TGATTGGGCTTCTACTACTGTTGGTCATTATGTATTAATTGAGTGTTATAGAATTATGGATCCTTCTAACTATAGTGAAGTATATAATGATTCTTTCTTGAAGAGATATCTAACAGCAAAGATTAAAAAGCAATGGGGTCAGAACCTCATCAAATTCCAAGGAGTTAAACTTCCTGGTGGTATAGAACTTAATGGTCGTCAGATCTATGAAGATGGTGATCTAGAGTTAAGAGAAATTGAAGAGAAGATGCTCAGTACTTATGAAATTCCAGTCCTTGACATGATAGGTTAATGCCGTTATCCCCCTTTTTCCAACATGGTTCACCCGATGAGCAGAGACTTATACAGTCACTGGTCGATGAACAGATTGGAATGTTTGGTTTAGATTGCTACTACATTCCTAGGAAACAAATAGTTACTGATGATATTTTAGGTGAAGTTCAATCATCAAAATTCAACGATAATTATATTATCGAAGCATACCTAAACAACTATGAGGGTTACGCTAAGGGTAGTGATATAATGACTAAGTTTGGGATCAACTTACAGAATGAAATTACTTTAACAATATCAAGAGAAAGGTTCGAGGATTTTATTGCACCATTTCAGTTTAATTCAACAAATTTAAATGCTGCTAGAGATGGTGATATTGATTTTGGAACTAGACCTAAGGAAGGTGATTTAATTTGGTTTCCGTTAGGAGAAAGATTATTTGAGATTAAGCAAGTTGAGCATGAGCAACCATTCTTCCAGTTAGGTAAGAACTATACATATGAACTTCAATGTGAACTATTCCAGTTACAAGACGAGATTATCGATACCAATGTTGTTGGTATAGATGAAAGATTAAGTGAAGAAGGATATATTACTACAGTAAGTCTTGCTGGTATAGGATCTACTGCTCAAGCATCTGTTGACACTTTTGCATTATCTGGTGCATTACGGAAGATTACATTAAATGATGATGGTTCTGGATATACTACAGTACCTTCTGTTAGTGTGTCACCATCTCCTGCTGGTGTATCAACATCTCTTGGTCAGGTAGTTGGATTTACAACCACTAGTGGCAACCTTGCTTCCATAGATTATGTTGCTATAACTAATCCAGGTTTTGCTTATGTTGAACCACCTACTATTGGATTTGGTACTCCAGGTGTGGGTGCTGCTGCTACTTCTACATTAACTAATAGTGGTATTGCATCTATTAGAATCACTCAACCAGGATTTAATTATGTTGCTCCACCTATAGTTACTATTCAACATCCACAGTATGTTGATAAACAGTATCAGTTTACTGGTATTGCGACTGCTGGAATGATGGAAATTGTTGGTATTAATACTATGGCAAATATTGCTATCGGTCATACTATTAACTTCAAGACTTTTGGTGCTGTGACACTTATTGGTGGTGCTAAAGTAACATCTATTGGTACTAGCAGTGTTGGTATTGGTACTTCTCTTGGTGGTACTGGAACTGCATCTGGTGTTACCTTTGTTGGTACTGGTGCTATGGTTGGTGCTAAGGCAGGTCAAGTACAAGCAACTGCTGTTGCTACATTGTCCAGTGATGCAATGTTTAGAATATATCTAACAGATGCTGGTGTTGGTTATGAAGCAACTCCAACTGTTTCTATTAGTGCTCCATTAAGTGTTGGTCTTGGAACTTATCATCTAAATGAAAGGGTTGTTGGATCACTATCTGGTGTTGAAGCATATGTTAAGAAGTGGGATGCTGCTAACAGAAAACTAGAAGTCTCGATAAATACTGGAGAGTTCTATTCTGGTGAGTATATTACTGGAACTGCATCTTCTGCTAGATACCAAGTCTTCTCTTATTCTGATGATATAAGTACTGAAGCTGTAGGTGATGAGTTCTTTATGAATGATGAATTTGAAACTGCTGGTGATGCTCTTTTAGACTTCACTGAAAATAACCCATTTGGTATAGTATAATGTTAGGTACTTATTTTTATCACGAGATATTAAGAAAAACAATTGTTGCTTTTGGTACATTGTTCAACGATGTTCATATTCAACATGATGATAGGTCTGGTGGTACTATTAGTGAAACTAAGGTTCCATTGATATATGGTCCTAAACAAAAATTTCTTGCTAAACTTCAACAACAAGAAGAATTAACAAAAGCAACTGCAATAACATTACCTAGAATGTCATTTGAAATGACTTCTATGAATTACGATGCTAGTAGAAAGTCAAGTATAACTAGAACTTTTAAAGCAGTAGATGCGACAAATAAAGCAAAGAAAGTATATCTTCCAGTACCTTATAATGTAGGGTTTGAACTTAATGTAATGACTAAGTTAAATGATGATGCATTACAGATTGTAGAACAGATACTTCCATTCTTCCAACCAGCATTTAATGTTACAATAGATCTAGTAAGTTCTATTGGAGAGAAAAGAGATATACCAGTTGTACTAGAGAATATATCTTTTACTGATGAGTATGAAGGGGACTTTACAACTAGAAGAGTATTGATGTATACTTTCCAGTTTGTTGCTAAGACTTATCTATTTGGTCCTGTTGCTGATAGTACAGATGGTCTCATCAAGAAAGTTCAGGTCGATTACTATGCAGATACTAATGTTCAGCAGGCTAAGCGTGAAATGAGGTATACTGTTACCCCAGATCCAATTACTGCTGGACCTGAAGATGACTTTGGATTCAGTGAAACTACTACTATGTTTGATGATTCCAAGAAGTATAGTCCTACTAGACAAGAGGATGTATAATGGGATTACCAATGATTTCTTATGACTCTTGGTTTCACGATAAACCCCACCCACATGACTCCATGCCTATTGCAACAGATGAACCATTAGATACATCTCCATCAGAGATTCAACCTCCTGGTGTAGATCAAGAAGAAACTATACATGAAGAAATGTATAAAATTGCTACTAGTAAATATAATCCATTCTCCATAGGAGGATCGGAAAGTATTCATGATTTTGAAAGAGGATCAAAAAATGTCTAAACCAATTGATGATGCTTTAAACACTTCTTCTAAAATAGTAGATGTTGAATCTACTGATATACCTGAAGGTGGTGGTGCTAAAAGAAAAGATCAACTAGTAAAAGTTGATATAGATAAGGACTATGAGTATACTCGTGGTCAGTTATATTCTTTAATAGAAAAGGGTCAAGAAACTCTTAATGGTATCATGGAGGTAGCTGAAGAATCAAGTTCTCCAAGAGCATATGAAGTTGCAGGGCAGGTATTAAAATCAACTGCGGATATTGCAGATAAGTTAATGGATCTCCAAAAGAAAGTTAAGGAGATTGATGAGACTAAACATAAGACTACAAACAATGTTACCAATAATGCTATATTCACTGGTAGCACTGCAGAGTTGCAGAAGATGATTAAGCAAGGGTTTCTAGATGCTAAATAAAAGCTAGTTGCAGAATAATTATGCCCAAAGAAGTAAAGGAAGAAGAAGTAGTAGTTGAAGAAGAAACTAAGAAAGGTCCATTAGGTAAACTAAAGGATGCTATTCTTCCTGATGCTGATGAACAAGCAGCAATCATCTCAACCGCAGTGAGAATAACCGTTCTTGCCTGGTCGGGTGGAATATTGACATTAAATTATGTGGCCATTCCAGGTGTACCACAACAAAAAATAGATCCAACTTTTATAGCTTCAGTTTTTACAGGAGTTTTAGCTAGCTTCGGAATTCAGACAGCATCTAAGAAGGGTGATGGTACTATGAAGATGGATAAGAATGGTAATTCTGTTAATGGTGGAGCACCTCCTGTTACTGCACAAGATATTGAAGCGATCATAGCGAAAGCTGGACCGACTCAAACTATTCGTATCGAACAAGCACCTCTAAAAATAATTGGTGTATCAGATACTGATACCAAAGCAGAAAAGTTTACAATGTGATATAATAACCATATACGAGGTTACTACAATGCAAAAATTAGTTAATGTACTTGCTGTTGCGTCTGCTGCTGTATCTGTTGCCGTTGTTGGCAGTGGGTTATATGTATATGTCAACAGGGATTCCATCATTGATGGAGTTAAATCACAAGTTATGGAAGCAGTTACTGGATCTATTGGAGTTCCTGGTTTAGGAGGAGATCTTCCTATAGGTACTCCTGATCTAATACAATCAAATCCAATGGCAGGTGAAAATGCTGCTGTTGGTGGACCAACAGTTTTCTAAACAATGAAGTTTAAACCAATTACCCCACCTGTAACTGGGTGGTTGGAAATTGATTTGGATGAAAATATTATCACATATCTTAATGAACTAATAGATCAATCCAAGATTGATAATATTAGTATGAAAGACAATCTAGCAGGTCATATATCATCCAGTTTAGAACTTCGAGATAAAGGAGATTATCTTATGGATAATCTTCTAATTAAGTGTGCTAATGAATATGATAAAGCATTTCCATCAGCAAGTAAATTAATCAATCATATTGGAACTGCTCAAAGATTGGTTATAAGTGCTTTATGGGTTAACTTCCAAAAGAAACATGAGTTTAACCCTATTCATGATCATAGTGGTGTATTTTCATTTGTCATATGGATGAAGATTCCTACTGATTGGAAGGAACAATCTAAGTTACCTTTTATGGAAGGGCAAAATCATTCTTGTGTATCAAATTTTGAGATTACATATCCAGATACTGATTATGGTTTACAACAATCTTACTACCAAATGAGTCCTGAAATGGAAGGTAAGATGCTATTCTTTTCTTCAAGATTAAAGCATGGGGTATATCCTTTCTACGAAAATGATGGTACTAGAATTAGTATCTCTGGAAATATAATGTATGCATAAATAATTCACCGTAACAAAAAGTAATGAAAAAAGTAAAAGAACTTGCCCTCAAAGTAAAGGAGTGGGATAAGGCATTTGCAAAGAAAATACAGGACAAGTATAACTTGACTGATTATCAAATGCTTTGTATTGCATTCGGTAAAGGATTTATCATAGGTGCTTTGATACTCTAACATAGTCAGTGAGTCAACACACAATTAGGTATTAATTACTACTATGCTATAATAAATACTTATCAGTATGGGATTGAAAGATCATGCCCCTGACTAGACATTACACAATTGGTTATCACGATAATCAAAATCATAAAGTAGAAATTTGTGAGTATGCGATAGATGCATACGAAGCAATAAAGAATGCAAAGGAGGATGTTCCAGGTTTATCGGATCATCCTCATTCTTGTGAGTATTGCATGTTAGAATCATGAGTAATATAACAAAAAATAAGCATGAGATCATGTGGTGGATGAGTAGACTTACCATTATGGGAGTATCTTTATCACTAGCAGTAACACTTGCAGCACAAGCATGGGTATAGTATTATAAATTATAGTAATACTACACATTAACATATGTTATCTACTCAATACCGTTTAAGGTTGGAAGGAATAT